AATGACACCAAACCCGAGCGTAAGTTGACTGGCCTTGAGCCATTGCTGCGCTTGTGTCTCCCCTTTGAAGAGGAGACTTTAGGTCTTAGTGAATTCATCGAAAACACAAAGAAACTGAAGCCATGCTTCAGGCGTATCCCTAAGGGATATGTGGCTTACTCTCAGAGTAAGCGGGCGCAGTCGCGTCACCGTTTCAGGTACTTCAGGTTAGACCTGTTGTACTCAAGAAAGGTGAAAGCTGCGCTAGGTGTGCGGAGGTTCGTTAGGTTACGTTATCTAATGAAGAATCTATCTCCTAAGGATATAGATCTTCTATTTAGATTCTGGCAACCGCTTCGAACACAAATTGACATTGCCTATCCAGAGGATGACGATGCAATTATGATTTTTGCTTTGAGAATGTTTTACAATCTCTTGGCGAATTTGACTGGCGACCGACTCAAAGAGTGGTTGTCTAGTTTTAAAAACTGGGGTAGATTTATAGGTCAGGCCCTTTTAGGGTATGACGATAATCTACGCGAATGTGTCTTTCCCAAAGCCCCAGCGGGGTTCGGGTTCGACAATAAAAATCTCGGTCTTAAAGAACGAATTTCTCTTTATTCGATTCTTATCTCCACTAGGGGGTTTCCCCCTGGTGATGGATACGAAACGGAAAAACAGAAGATCAAACATTTTGAGCTTTTAACTCGTCCGGCAGAGCCGGGCGAAGTTGAAAATTTCAAAAAGTTCGAAGATCAAATTTTAAATGCCGCCTTTATAGCCGGCCAAGAAGTGGGGGGCTGTTTTAGACAGCTCGGCCACGTTGAAGGATTTGAAAATCATATTTCATTATCCAATTCTGCCTGTCTCGGAGGTCCAAGATCAAGCGGAGGTAAACATGCTCTAATTCTTAAAGAATTCCGAGCATGGATGACAACTCCTTTTGATAGGGACTTGAGTCTCTATCTAGGAATTAAAGATTGGTACTGCACTCTTAAAGAGGGCGTAGAACCATGGAAATCTGTACAGCCTAGTGGATGGGATCCACCACCAGACTGGGGAATAAAGAGGCCCACACCGGGTCTCTTTGAGGAGCGGTCCGGGCATGAGCCTAGAAGGCTCGGCTATCAGTTGTTTTGCTGGTCTATTTACCAGCTCTACAAAGAGGGTTATGTGGATGAGTTCTCAGTCTATACTGGGAAACAAATCCCTATCAAACCTGTTGCCATAGGTGAACCTGGCTTTAAAGTCAGGATCATCACTTTGACATTAGGTCATTTTGTTTGTTTCGGTCAGCCCTTTGCTCATGCATTCAAGGCTTTCCTAGAATCGGATCCAACTTTGGCCTCTGGCCTAAGTGCTGGATACCAGGGTTGGGAATGGTACAAGAGAATGTTGAGTTTTAATAAAACTCTCTTCTCAGACCATCCCGATTGGGTCTTTCTTTCTGGGGATTATGAGACTGCAACAGACTTCATAATCCACGATTTTGCTAACGCCATTTGTCGAAGATTCTTCGATGGTGTTGGTATTGAGGAAATGTATCCATATACATTTCTCGATATGCTCCTAGCGTCGCGTGATTACGATGGTAGGGGTGCCACAAACCGTGGATCTCTTATGGGGGACCCCGGTACTAAGATTGTTTTGACAATCCTTACTAAAGTCGTTGACGTGTTAGCCAATGGCATAACTACGCCAAGAACTCTTCCTGAGCTGCAAAGGCATCCTTTCCAGACTGCAGGTGATGACCAATTCAGTTACGGTCCAAGACACGTAATTGAACGTTATTCTAGGGCTGCTATCCTAATCGGAATGAAGCCTTCCTATGATAAATGGCGTATTACTTTAAGTGCTGCGCCATTTTGTGAACAATTTATAATGCGTGGTGAGATCGAATCCTGGAAACCAGAGACTCGACCTCTTGCCGCATTAGTGGACGTCCCAAAAGCACGGCTTTTATCTATTGAAAGAAAGATGGGACAGGGTGAAGATAACGAAGATACGAACCCGGCCTTTGGCAAGGCTGCGCAACTCCGCAAAATGCTATCCTGGTCTATTAGACCATACAAAGACTTTGAAAACAAAGTCATTGCGAATTTTATTCACAACTTTTGGGAGTATATTCCAAGAGTTCAGTATACTCTGGGCCTACCAAGATTCTTGGGGGGCTTAGGTATTTTTGAAAAGATAATGGTCAAGTTCGAAGATCTGCCTGATTATCATCGCGATCTCATCTCATGGAGAGAGCTCGGTGATATTTATGACAGTCGAACGAAGCTCGCCTCTCGCATTTTAATGCAGTGGGGTTCGAGCATGTTATCTAATCGAGGTATTAGCGTCGAAACGTCTCAAGTTGAGGATATATATTCTGAACTTTTGGCGTCCTATGCTGAACCTCTCGAGTCGCTCATTCCTCCTGATTGGAAGGGAACGACACACAAATTATTACAAAGACTTAGTTCTGAAGGGTGGGTTAAACTCGCCGACTTCAGTAGAACTATTGTCTCTTCACAAATATGGGACGACTTCTGGGTTATACCGGAAGTTGGGAGAGGGTTTATGACCCGCTCCTTCGCGCAACGCGACGAAGCCCTTTTACTGGACCATGCCAGACATTGTCTGGCTTGGGACGGTCCGGAATATACTCCGAGCTATCCTTTAAGGATGCTTAAGGAGGAACAAATGATCAACATCCGCCGTAATCTCATATCATGGGAAAAAGGGGATGATGATTTTATGGTTGAAGGCGATCTGCCACTCGGCGGTACAGTCGATCGAGGACCAAGGGTCTACATCGACATTCCGCTTCGTGTGCTAGTTCGCAATAAGGCACCTCCATGGCTCACTGAGATCACGGAGGAGAACCGGCTCCTAAAGTGGTAAGCAGCAATCAATGATTGCACGTACGCGAAGTACATCTTACTACTATTAGAAGAATTGGCTCGGGAAACCTGCTAAGCAGGGAAATCTTTTCCGAGATTCCGTCCTTTGGACTGAAAACCACATTCGCTAAGCGAGAACACATAGGATCCCTACCTAACAAAAG